CCCCTAATAGCATTAGGAATGGATGATGGTCTTTTTATCTCATTTATCTTATCTTGCAACCATACAACCGCATTTTTGGACATAGTTTTATGTCCTAAAGATTTCTTTTCTTCTGCGAGTGTGGTAAGTTTTGAAGTCATATTGTATTTATACTAAAATCCAAGATGTTCTTCCGTGAGTACTTTAAACTCCCAACCTCTATCCAAACAAAACTCCTCAGCAGCTTTCCACTTGGCTTGATTGATACTATACGTTACGACTTCTTGAATATATGCTTTTGTCACACGGCTCTTCCTGACAGGTTCCATAGCCTGTTTTTTAGGCTTTACTTCAATCAACATGGTGTTTAATTTACCCTCTTTGTTTCGCACCTTGACTAAAAAGTCTGGAAAGTATCGATGACGTTTGCCATCCGCAGGTGATATATAAGGTATTACCAGTTCTTCTGATGCCCATGACACTACACTAGGTTCTTTGTCAAGCCAGGTCATCACTCTCGCTTCCCAAGAAGAGCGATAAATAATATTGGTGTAATCACCCACGTACTTTTGTGGATTCTTTGGAGTAAACTTACCGGAATATGCCATAAATAGTATGTATAATCAATTTTCAAAGAAAAAATAATGCCAATAATAGATTTAGTTGCCGTTTCTACTGGTGGACCAAGACTCTCGGCAGTTACCGGTCCACTAAGTGCCTTGGAAGCAGATACCGCAAAATTAACACCATTATTTTATCCTTCAGATTTAGGTTCTTCAACCAAAAATCATTATGTTAAATTTTCAGTAAAGCAGATTGTACCTTCAACACCAGTTAGTGGTAGTACGCAAGATGCTGTAAAATTTGCAGCTGCAAAGTTGGAATCACTCAACTTTCAACCAAATGTAACAGATTCAGTTGGTGTTATTTGTTTATATATGCCTGACAGTTTGAGCGCTTCATATGATGCATCTTATGATGAATTGAGTATCACAAATGATTTAGGAAAAGGAATTACTGGTATTCAAGCTATAAAGTCTTTTGTAGATGGTGCAAAAGGTAACAAACAAACAGCTGCTGGTACTTCAGCTGATTCTGCAACAATTTACGGTTTAGCTACTGGTGTTGGTACAGCTTTGGGTAGTTTTGGTAATACTCAAGGTATTGTTGATGCTGTATTGGCATCACAAGGTTATGCCATTAATCCACAATTACAAGTAATTTATCGTGGTATAGGTTTTAGAAAATTTAATTTAAATTTCCTGTTTACTCCAAATACACAAGCGGAAGCACTAAAAATCAATCAAATTATTGCAACATTTAAGTATCATTTTGCACCACAATTAGCTACTAAAACCGGTGCAACAAACGGTATGTTTTTTGTTCCACCTTCTTATTTCAATGTGGAGTTTATGTTCAATTTTGATGAGAATAAGTTTCTACCAAGATATGGTGATTGTGTATTGACAGATATTGATGTAAATTATGCACCAAATGGTTTTGCAGCTCATAATGATGGTGCACCAGTACAGACACAATTATCTTTAAACTTCCAAGAAATAGAAATTGTCACTAAAGATAAACTTGCAGCTGGTTATAATGCAGATATGAGTTTTCCATTCAACACATCAGTAAATTCAGTTGCAGGAATGCGATAATGAAATATTTCCAACAGTTTCCAACAATTCAAATGTCTGATTACAATGGCAATAGTGTCAATGTAACTAACATAATGCAACGAGCAGATGTTATTCCCAATCTATTGAATAATGCACAGTTGTTTTATACTTATAGCATCAAAGATACTGATACTCCAGATATTATTGCACAAAAATATTACAATGACAGTTATAGATATTGGATAACACTTTTTAGTAATCAAACAATTGATCCAATTGGTAACTGGCCAATGAGTCCTAGTTTGTTTAACGACTTTTTGTTTGATAAGTATGCAAGTGCCACAGCAAATTCATTGAACATATCTGTTGCAAATGTTACTTCTTCACAAGTTTTGACATATACACAAAACACAATATATCAGTATATTGAAACTATTACGACAACAGATTCAACATCATCTGAATCAAATACGACCATCTATTTTATTGATGAGGCAGCTTACAATAATGTGGCTGTTGGAACAATATCTGTTTTGTTACCATCTGGCGCAAGTGTTACTGAATCTATTGCAGCATATCCACAATACATATATGAATATGAAATTGAAACCAATGAAGCTAAAAGAAACATCAATCTTATAAATTCAAGTTACACTGGTGCATTAGAAAAACAACTGTCTACATTATTAAAATAAAAAATGTCCCAAGGAATTCTCAATACAAGAGACTATGACCTAAAGAGCTTGGTGTTGTTAACATCGGTTGGCACCATTGAGTTGCGTCTGATTATGAATGAGATTTCATATCATGAAGACCTTTTTGGTGGTGTGATATCTGGTTATGTCATGGTCACAGAATCAAATGCTTATGCAGAACTTTTGGCATTGAATGGTAATGAATTCTTAGAATTAACATTTACCAAATATGATGATCCAAACAACACGATTAGTAAAAAGTTTCGTGTCTACTCAATGGACAAAAGAAAACTTGCTGCTAACATGTATACTGAAGTCTACACATTGCAGTTTTGTTCAGAAGAATTGATGTTGTCTGAGCAATATAAGATTAGCAAATCATATCCAAACGAATCAGTAAGTCAAGTCATTACGGATATATGCATAAATGATTTGGGTATAAGTCCTAATAAATTAAACATTGATGACTCTTATGGAATTTATAGTTTCATTGTACCAAACTTAAAACCAATCGATGCTATTAATTGGCTATCTAATTATGCTAGGCCAAAGCCTCCATTTCCTGGTGCAGATATGCTTTTTTATGAGAACAAGAATGGTTTTAATTTTAAATCTTTACAAACTCTAACAGATGGTCAAGATGTTACAATCTATAACACCTACAGATATGATCCAAAAAATGCGAACGAAAAGAACCTAACGGAAGAAGTGTTCAACGTAACGACCTATGAAATTTTAAATTCATATGATTCGTTGAATGCTATCAATTCTGGTATGTTTGCAAACCAATTGATATCAGTTGATGTATTAACACGAAAGAAAATAACAACAAATTTTGATTATTTCAAATATTGGAATGATCCAAATTCTGGTGGTTTAAATAAATATCCAGTCACAAACAATGTACAAAATCGATTTGGTAAAAAACTAAATGAGACAAGTCAAGCAACACTCAAGTTAGTATTTTCAAATTTCGATGATGCTAACAATGCAGTTGTTCAATCCAATCCAGGTTCAGTTGCACATAACATTTTTGCAGAGACCTACATACCATATAGAACAGCACAATTAGCATTAGCTAATTATACCAGATTAAAAATGTCTGTTCCTGGTGATCCTATGTTGACGGTTGGTACTATTATCAGATTTGATTTGTTATCTAAAGATCCATCCAGTTCAGATGTAGATAAGTTTTATTCTGGTTTGTATTTGATTACTGCTGTTAGGCATATGATTACACAAAATGATTATAAGACTGTTCTAGAAGTAGCAAAAGAAAGTGTTCGAACCAAGTATCCTGATGTAGATTCAGAATCGACAACTTGGAAAAATGTGGTGAAAAGTTAATGAAAGCAATAAATAATTTTGCAGGATTAAATGGGTTTGTTTGGTGGGTTGGTGAAATCATTAATCCTGCTGATCCACTTGGATTAGGTCGTTGCCAAGTCCGTATTTTTGGATGGCATACAGATGACCAAAGTCAGATTCCAGATAAGGATCTGCCGTGGGCTAATCCAATGATTTCAATGAACACATCTAAACAACACCAAGCAGTAGAGCCTCATGAGTGGGTTGTGGGATTTTTTATGGATGGTGAAAGTGGACAGTTTCCAATAATGATGGGTATTTTACCTGGTTTTGCAGCTGCAAATAGTTCTACATCAACTCCTGTAACAACAGCAGCAACACCTACTGGAGGATAAAAATGACAACAGCTTCAGATGCATTTACTGGTGGTATAACAGCTGCCACAAACACTTTAACAAACGCAGTAACAGGTGCTTTCAATAATGCACAGAATAATGCAGCAGCACTAACATCAACATCATTTGTTAATTTAGCGAATACCAGTATTTTAAGTGGTGGTGTTGTAGTTCAATTGAATTCACCTCAATTACCTAAAGGTGGTTTTTATTATAATTCAGGTTCACAAACAACGCCAGGCCTTGCAAGAGGTTCATTAGTCAATTCATCACTATTGAATAACAATAATGACCTATCACACGTTTGTGACTTTAAGTTTGATTTCTCTCTCGGTATTAGCATATCAGGTTTAACAAATCCATTCACACAAATAGCTAATGCTATCAAAAATGGTAAAATGGCAGGCGCTAATGCAGTCAGAGCAGCTGTTGGTCAATTGCAACAAGCATTTAGAGTAGGCATACAAGCACTATTAGCAGCATTAAATTTTGATCCAACAGGTCAAATTTCTTTGACAATTTCTGTTGGTAAATCTCTTGTACGAAAACTTAAAGCAATTACGGATCAAATTGCTCAGATTGTTTATGATATTTCGTTAGTTCAAAGTATTGTTACTAATTTACAACAAATTGTAACGTGGATTCAAAGTTTACCTGGCCAAATCCAAAAACTTTTACAACAATGTTTGACAAATTTTCAAGCATCTTTGACCAATACAACTAATACAATAAAGAATGCCACAAATATTAAAAACCAAGTTAATAGTATAGTACAACAGGCAAGTAACGCAAGCGCAGCTGACTCAGCTAATACAAGTGCTTCTATGATGGCTATTATTAATGGTACGGCTGGAACTGCCGCAGTTACCAGCCTTATAAATTCAACAGTTGCAGCTGCACCACCATCTTCTGGTGCAACACAAAAAACAGCATCTAGCCCCTAAGGACATTGAATGGCAACACAACCAAGTTTCTTTACAGCATGGACAGAGCCTGAATCGGCAGCTAATGGCACATATCAGCCTGTATTTCCTTATAATAATGCAACACAAACACCAAGTGGTCACTCTTTTGAATTGGATGATACTCCTACAAGAGAGAGGGTAAGACTGCAACACCGCTCAGGTACATTCATTGAGATGCATCCTAATGGTGATGAAGTGCATAAGGTATATGGTGATGGGTACGAGATTACCATTGGTAATAAAAATGTACAAGTCAAAGGTCGTATAAAGATTGAAGTCCAAGGAGATTGTGAGATACATGTCCAAGGCGACTTGATAGAACAGATTGATGGTAACGTAGAACAACACATTAAAGGCAATTTCTCACAAGTTGTAGAAGGTGTCAGTAGTATGACTTCTCAAGGTGACATGATTATCAATGCGGCAGGTGGTTTAACAGGCGGGTTAAAACTGAATACACCAGATTATATGCATCTTGGTGGTGACCTTACAGTAGATGGCGAAATTACTGCTGGTAAAATAACATCCTTAGGTCGAGTTGATGCTATGGGTGGTATGAGTGCAGGTCTTCAAGGATTTGTTACTGTTTTGGGTGGTGTTTCTGCTGGTTTACCTATTGCAACACCTGGAACAATTAGTGCTGCAGCAATGGTAGATGCACCATTAGGCACATTTGGTGTGATGAGTGCCATATGGGCATATGACACAGTTAACGTAAGCCTACACAATTCACATATTCATGTATCACCAAAAGGTCCGACTGGACCTCCGGTTCCATTAGAAATAGGAGTTTAATATATTATGAGCATTTATGCAAGATTGGGATTTAATTATAATGATCCTACAACAAACGCATTGTCTACATCTTACACAAGCAATGTAATGGTTCAAATGGACTTGTTGCCACCATTGATTAAGCCGTGGCAGGCCAATGCAATAGGAAATAGTGCAGTTTCTGGATTCTTTGTCAATCCAGTGGCTAATGTTGCACAGTTGATATGGGATACATCAAATACACTAATTACCTTAACGTCCGGGTTGACCGCATCTCCATCTAATCCAACTGTAAATACAGCGGTGGCCAATGTATATGCCACATCGACAGTATTATCGACAAATACAGCACAAACATACATTTATGTTACGAATAAACAATCTAATGTAGTTCCACCTGATGCGGATACAACCACACCACACTATAGTACGGCTATAGCACAAGGTAAAATGTTATCTTATATAACCAATCAATCAGATAATATATCAAACAGTTCAGTCATGTTGGGTTCTTTTACAAGTGTTACTTTGGGAAACACACTAGCAAATTTGTATAGTACAATGAGTACCTTGACTAATATTTTAGCAAATACAATAACATATTACACCGATCCGATAAGTGGATTACCTCACAATACAACAAATGTTAGTACAGCTAACGCTCGAGCTTTACAAAATGTTGTTTCTTCTGTTAATTATGTTATGACATTCTATCCAGCACAAGATTCGCAGTTTTTTCAAAATTCTTCAAATGTATTGCATGATTATGGTACAGTAAGTCAGTTTAACAACATGGGACAGTCACAAAACTACCTTTTACAAAATTACATTGGTTCTCCTACATTGCTTGCCAATTTAAACTCATAAATATTAGATGGCAAATTTACAGAAAATCTTTTCAGACATAGACCTAACGTTCAAGAAACTACCGGTAACGGGAGATATTGCTTTGCGTTATGATGACCAGGCTGTGATTGCTTCTGTGAGAAATTTATTATTGACCAACTTTTATGAGAGACCGTTTCAACCAAACTTAGGTTCCAACATGTCTGCATTGTTGTTTGAGCCGGCAACCAATATAACATCAAGCATTTTGTCTGATGAGATTAAAAATGTTATCTCAAATTTTGAACCAAGAGCACAAATAAGTAAAATTAGTGTGACCTTGGCGCCAGATAATAACAGTTTCAATGTTTATTTGACCTTTTTTATTGGAAATAATACTACACCGACAAATGTTAATCTTCTTCTTCAAAGGTCCAGATAATGGCGTCTAATACAAATATCCAAGTTGCTAGTCTAGATTTTAGTGGAATTAAGCAAAATTTCATTAATTACTTGAAAGGTCAAGACACCTTTAAAGATTACAATTTTTCTGGTTCCGCATTGTCTACTTTATTAGATGTTCTATCTTATAATACACAATACAATGCATTCTATTTGAACATGGTTGCCAATGAGATGTTCTTGGACTCCGCATTGCAACGTTCTTCTGTAGTTTCACATGCTAAATTAGTCAATTATGTACCACGTTCTGCTGTTGGACCAGTCGCACGTATTAATCTTACATTTACTGGCGTTACAACTTCATCATATACAATACCACAATATACAAACTTTTTGTCTGAAGCTATTAATAATACTAACTATAATTATGTAACATTGAAGGATTATACTGTACCAGTGGTTACAAATACAGCTGTGTTTTCAGGTGTTGAAATTAAACAAGGAACAGTACAAACATATACATATACTGTTGACTCCACAACAAATCCAAAATACATATTTGAGATTCCAGATGCTAATATAGACACATCTACGATGACTGTCACCGTTCAACAGTCTTCATCTAATTCTTCTTATCAAGTATTTAATCCAACAACAAATTATTTGTCCTTGATGCCGACTGATCCTGTGTATTTCTTACAAGAAGCTTCAGATGGAAATTATCAGATATATTTTGGAGATGGTATTTTAGGAAAACAACTGAGTGATGGCAACGTAGTTAAAGTTACATATGTTTCCACAAAAGGAGCATCAGGTGGTTTAGCAAATTCATTCTCGTTGATGAATACATTTGCTAGTTATTCCAGTTTAGTAATTACTCCATATCAAGCGGCAACTCAAGGTGAGAATAAAGAATCGATTGATTCTATAAAATTTCAGGCACCCAAGGCGTTTGCAGCTCAAGGTCGTGCGGTCACTAAAAACGATTACATTACATTGTTACAACAGAATAACCTTGGTATCACATTTGATGCAGTAAATGTTTGGGGCGGAGAAGAAAACAAACCTCCTGCATATGGTCAAGTGTTTATTGCTTTGAAACCAACTGGTGCATATGACTTAACCGCAACGCAAAAGCAATTAATCACTAATGAAGTACTCATACCTTATGGTGTGTTAACCATCAAACCAACTATCATAGATCCAGATTATACATACATTCAATTGTCTTCAAATGTATTATTCAATCAATCACAAACATCAATGACACCATCAGCAATTAAGACTGGTGTACAACAAGCAATTTATGCTTATGCGGCCAATAATCTGAATACATTCAATTCAACATTTAGTGCATATGAAGTTCTAACTACCATCAATAACTATGATCCGTCTATCATAACAAGTGATTTTGGTATTAACTTACAGAAGAAGTTTTATCCAACTTTGAACACATCACAGACGTATACACTTTATTATAACAGTTCTTTGCAAAAAGGATTATTCCAGAGTGGTGTAATAAGTACACCAGCTATGCAATTTATTGATCCTGCTAACAATGCTAATATTATTGATGGTGTTTTTATTGAAGAAGTTCCCTCTTCTACAGGTGGTGTAGAATCATTGTCAATTATTAATCCTGGTTTTAACTATCAGTATGCACCAACAATCACTATCGTTGGTGATGGAACAGGTGCTACAGCAACGGCCACAGTTATAAATGGAAGCATTACCGCTGTTACCGTAACAAACATTGGTTCTGGTTATACAAGTGCAATTGCTAATATCACTCCGGCTGCAGGAGATACAACAGGCACAAATGCTGCATTGGTTGTTATTTTACAAGGTCAGTACGGTACACTTAGAACATATTACAATAGTTCTTCGAATATTAAGACAGTTTTAAATCCTAACGCCGGTCAAATTGATTACACGAATGGTATTATCACATTGAAAGATTTGAATCCTGTGAATGTTGATAATCCATTGGGACAATTAACAGTGTCAGCACATCCAACAACAACCATCATATCATCAACATATAATAGAATCATCACAGTTGACCCCTATGATCCTGCAGCGGTAAGTGTTACTGTTAATGCAAAAACTAGTAGCTAAGAATGATACAAAGTAATCAAAAAACATCGTTACTGGTACCATATGAGTTACCAAAGTTCATTGCAGAAGACCCAAATTATGCTAATTTTGTTCTTTTCTTGCAAGCTTATTACGAATGGATGGAACAAAGTGGTAATACATTAGATTTTACCAAAAGTTTACTGACTTATATGGACGTAGATACTACTACGACCGAATTCTTAAACTACTTTGTAAACGATTTCATGACGTATTTTCCGAAAGATATTCTTGCGGATAAAACAAAAGTAATAAAAATTGCAAAACAATTGTACCAATCTAAAGGTACACCAGCATCATATAAGTTTCTTTTTAGAGTCTTATACAATTCAGATTTTGATTATTATGTAACTGGTGATTCAGTACTTAAAGCTTCTTCGGGCACATGGTATGTACCAAAAAGTTTAAAACTAGACACACTTGATCCAAACTTTTTATTAATCAATAACCTAAGATTGTTTGGTTTAACATCGAAATCGATTGCTACAGTAGAAAACTCGATAATAGCTGGATTAAAAACTGAAGTATTTATTTCCAATATTGAACGTCTTTTTCAATCTGGAGAATTTATTACTGTTGTTGATTCTAATAATCAACCTGTATACTTTTTAAATGGTGAACGAGTAGATTCGACAACAATAGGTGCAGAAACTCTAACTGCAAAAATTGTTGGTCAAATTAGTCAAGTTAATATTAATCCAAACTTCCGAGGTACATTGTACCAATCTGGTGATCCTGTTATTGTATATGGTGGTTTGAATTTAAATACTCCAAATCCAATTGGTGCAACAGCAGAAGTTGGTACAGTAACTTCAGGTTCAATACAGAACATTATTGTAACAAATGGTGGTTACGGTTATAGTACATCTCCAAATACAATATTGAACATAACTAATGCACCAGGAGCCAGTGCAATTGTTGGTAATTTAAATCCTGCTGCAAATTCTATTGCAAACATTACATATTTTTCTATAGATTCTATTGCAACCAAAAAGAATATCACTATTGGTAATACTTCATATGGATTTGCTAACCTAAGTTCTGCAAATGCAAATACGAGTTTTGCAAATGCATTAACCTTCTTATCCTTTACAACATATCCAATTTCTTCTGTTACACTATTAAACGGTGGTGGTGCAATTTCTACACCTCCTGTGGTAACTGCGGTTGCTGGCCATCTAACAGATAATCCAGATACAGCAAATGCTTATGTTTCCATATCATCTTTAGGTATTCTGGCACCAATTCAAATTGTATCTGGTGGTGTAGGTTATCAAAACAATGACACCATTCTTATTACTGGTGGTGGTGGATACGGTGCCTATGCAAATGTATTGTCTGTTAATGCAACAGGTTCAATTCAAACAGTAGGTTATGTTTACCCCGTTTCAGATACTCCACACCATTATCCATTAGGTGGATTATCATATAGCACATCTAGTTTACCAACTTTAAGTGTTGTTTCTGCCAATGCGTCTGCGACTAATGCGGTTCTGACTGTTCCTGGTATTTTAGGAACAGGTGCCACGTTTACTGCCGTGACAAGTAGAGTTGGTTCTATATCAACAATCAATATCACTAATCCTGGTCAAGATTATGTATCCACACCTAATGTCTCTTTGATTGTACAAGACATTGTGATTTCTAATGTATCAATTACAAACTTACCACAGTCTGGTGATGTTGCATTTCAAGGCTCAAATGTAATAACAGCCTTATACAAATCAACTGTTAACAGTATTACTTTGTTAGTTTCTAATGCTAATCCTTTACAGTCTTTGTATAATTTAAGAGTATTCAATTATAGCTCAAATCCAAATCCAGGCCAAGTTATTAATATATTAGGTAAAAATATACATATGGTCACACAGAATGTGGCCTACAACCAATATTACAATTCTTATGGTGTGAGAAATTATGGTGACGGACTAGCGCAGGCGACTGCATCATTCTTAAATGGTTTGGTTAGTGGCAAAGGCCAATATTTAAATACAAGTGGTCAACCAAGTTCTTATGATGTATTGCAAAGTTCAATTTATAATAATTTTACATATCAGATTACTGTAGAAAAAGAATTTGCAAAATATCGCCAAGTATTACTAGACTTATTGCATCCAACAGGTATGCAAGTACTTGGTCGTTATGCAATGAAATCCAATGCTCACATAAATTCAACTGTGACAGAATCTTTGTATCAAGGTTATCCTTTATACTATTACACTGGAACTACGGCGTCTGGTATAACAATGAGTGCGAATTTTACATCATTTGCTTCTAATACCGTTGTATTCAACAATTTGTCAAATTCAGATATTACACAATTCATCTTTAGTAATCAACCTGGATACGCAAACAGTATCATTCAAATTGAAACTCCGCATGGTCCAAATGTAAGGTCTGAAGTATGGAGTATAGCTGATGTTCCTCCTGTTGACTTGTTAACATCATCAGGTTCAGAAGACATTATGGCTGAAACAGGTTCAGAAGATTTCTTGAATGAATCAACATCAGTCAACTTAAAAGAAAGTTATTGGTTAACATTTGCGAATGTTGCAACAGTTACCGCAAACTCAGGTTCGAACACAATAAATATAACGTCACTAACTGGTAACTATGACATTATCAATGACGGAGTTTATAGCAATACAACTTATCCATTGATGGACATTGTATATGCAGGAGATTTAGTTCAAGTTAATAGTATAGTTTATACAGTATCCAGTGTGAATTATACTGGTGGAATAATCACAGTAGCAAATAATTTTACATCTAATGCAAATGGTTTCATGACTGTAAACAGAACTTTGACAGCATCAGACGGACAAATAGTAATTTATGGACCATTAGGTCTTGCTTATACTCCAGAATTGATTACTGAAGATGGACAATTATTAACAACAGAAGATGGAAACATTCTAATATTAGGATAAAAGATGTCAACGATAAAAATCACACAATTACCGGTTTTAGCACAACTAAACTCAAACACTTCAAACACTTTGTTTGTTGGTGTTGATGTTCCTTCTGATATAACAGGTAGATTTACTGCAACCACATTGGCACAAGGATTGTTTGCAAACAACATATTGAATGTTGGTGTAAATCAACAAAATTTGCCAAATACAATTGCACAGTTTTCGTTGAGTGGAAACTCATATATTCAAACTAATTTAGTCAATACTAATGATGGTGGTTCTGCTGATATTGTTGTGACCGCAAATATTGGATCTGGAGGTACAGATTCGACTAACTTCATTGATATGGGTTATGCAAATAAAAATTATCAACCTGGTTCTGAATTTAATAATATTGGAACTGCAATTTATCCTTTAGACGGTTACTTGTATGCTCAAGGTACTACAGGTTCATTAGGTGGTAATTTAATTGTTGGTACTACTACATCAAATACAAGTTTGAAATTTATTGTTGGTGGCGGTACCAGTGGAAATATTGTTGCAACAATGACTTCTAATAGCTTGGTATTAAACACACAATCATTCATCACGTTTGGAGATGGTACTAAACAAACAACAGCTGCAGCATCAAATGCATATACTCAGGCTGCATTTACTGCTGCAAACACCGCAGCATCTAATACGGTATATAATACAGCAGTTGGTCTGACACAAAATACAAATATTCAATCCGCATGGAATCAGGCCAACGTTGCAAACTCTATTGCAAATACCGCAGTACAAAATACTACAACGATTACAGTAAATAATTTGACAGTCACTGGTAATTTGACTGCTAATACACCAAGTACGAATGTTTCTTTTAATACTGTTACATCAAACAATGCAACATTCAGTAAAAATATGACTGTTTTAGGTAGTTTAACTGCAAATACATTGTTGGGTAATATTTTCTTTTCTAATGTAACTACAGTAACAACACAATCTAATTCTATTCTCTGGACTACACAAGCCAGTAGTATTTCTCAACAGACTGCACAGTTATGGTACTATAGTAATACACAGTCATTGATTTTAGATACAGACATTGCTGGTGATAGACTTTCTATTTCAAAAGTTCTTTTCTTCCGTGCATACAATTCTACTGGTGCAACAATACCAGCAAATTCGTTTGTTCGTTTAATATCCGGCGTTACAGCTAATCAGATTCCATATATTGCTCTGGCTGATGCAACATCATCAGCTAATTCAACTGTTGCTGGTTTTGTTAAAATTGCAATTGCAAATGGTGCATTTGGTTTTGCGTACTCACAAGGTATTGTTGGAGATTTAAACTCAACAGGTCTCGGACAAAACGGAGATATTCTTTTCTTATCTACAACACCAGGTGTTGCTTCTAATACTGCGCCAATAACTGGTATTTCAAATACTGTTGTTCAGTTGGGTAGAATCATTTTAAGTGATGCAACTCAAGGTAAATTGTTTATTCAAAATCAATTACGCCAAGCATATGGTCGTACTAATGGTTCTGTATTATATTCTTACGCAAACAACATTGTTTCGAGTAATTCAATCAATATCAATGATGCAATTGGTGTAGTTAATGCTAACACAATTATTGCAAACACTTTTGTGTATGGTTCTGCTACTGCTAATGCAATGGTAACTCAGTTGACTAGTAAATCTACAGCAGTTACCGCAAACGGTGTCACTGGTCAAATTACAATGAACAATGCTGCATTAGCGGGTGGAGCATTTGCCACATTCACAGTTAATAATAGTTATGTCCAACATGTTAATGATATACCTATTGTTGCGATTCAAAATCCAGTAACAACGCCAAATCCTTACTCGGTTGGTATTGGTGGTGTTCGTGCCGGCAGTTTTGATATAACATTATTCAATAATGCTACTGGTGGTGGTTCATCACACTCAGATGCAGTCGTGTTAAACTGGTCATTATTAAGAGTTGGATCATAAGAGATAAATAAATCATGGCAAATCAAAACATTCTTACCTACGGCGCACAAATCTCAAACATAGAACAAACGTACTATGCACCTGTTGCGGTTGTTCCTCCAGCAACTATAGCTAATACTGTCCCACTAGGAACTTCTTATGTGTTCTTAGCTAAAGTAGATCCATGGCCAAATGACACTACTCCTCCAACACCAACACAAGACCAAGCTTACATAAAATCTGTATTTAAAAATACTTTTGTAGCTAAAAAAGTTACATCAAATGATTTGTCTCCTGTTATAACAAGAATCGATTGGACGACAAACACTATCTATGATTACTACAATGATACTGTAGATATGTTTGCAAAAGATTCTAATGGTAATCCAGTATATCAATTTTATATTAAAAATACCTATGACCAAGTATTCAAGTGTTTATGGAACAATAATGGTGGTCCGTCTACATTCATGCCTTTTTTCCAACCTGGTTCATACGGCACAAATAATATTTTCCAATCTATTGATGGTTATAAGTGGAAATATATGTATACCATCAATTCAGGCCTCAAAGTAAAATTCATGGATTCCCAATGGATGCCAGTTCCAGTGGGTCAACAGACACCAAATGCGTTTATCTCACCTGCAGGATATGGTGATATTGAAGTTATTAATATGACAAATGGTGGTTCTGGTTATGATCCCGCAAACTCACAGATTTATGTAACTGTGGTGGGAGATGGTACAGGTGCAACTGGATCAACAACTGTGATAGGTGGTGTCATTAGAGATATCAATGTGACAAATCCAGGTTCTAATTACTCCTACGCAAACGTGGTCATAACCTCAGCATCCGGTTCAGGTGCAACCGCGGTTGTTTTCCCTTCTCCAGTTTCTGGTCATGGTTATGATCCAATCTCAGAACTGGGATGCAGAAACCTTATGGTTTCCGTTGAGTTCAATGGTTCTGAGGGTGGTAACATTCCAACGGATATCACATACCACCAATTAGGAATCGTGATAGATCCATCAACATCAGCAATATCAGCAAATACACCGTTTGCAAGTGGAACAATTTATCCAACAACTACTAATTTAGTAATTGCTCCTGGTTTTGGTTCTTATCTAAGTGATGAAATAATCTATCAGGGTACTGATTTTCCTTCAGCCACATTTACTGCAACAGTATTGAGTTTTGATGTCGGAAACAACGTGGTAAAACTCATAAATACAACAGGTACTCCAACCATAAACTCACCAGTGTTTGGACTAACGTCTGGAACAACAAGAACACTTTTATATTACAACCTTCCAAATTACACATTATTTTCTGGATATATGACATTCATCGAAAACAGAAGCGCAATTCAGAGAAGTCCGGATGGAATAGAACAATTTAAGATTGTATTAGGTTACTAAAGGAAAAAAATGGCACTCAATTTTGACGTATCACCATATTATGATGATTTTGATCCTGCAAAGAACTACTATCGTATTCTTTATAAACCAGGATACGCTGTTCAGGCAAGAGAACTAACACAATCACAATCGATTCTACAAGACCAAATTTCCAAATTTGGTGATGGAGTTTTTACTGATGGATCCAAAGTTACTGGTGGTAATATCACAGTTGATACAAATGTTACTACATGTAAATTAACTTCAGCTGCGTCCACTTATATTTCTAATTTTACAGGTTTGTATGCAGTTGGTGTAACTTCTGGATTTGTTGCATTAGTTAATAGTGTAGACATAGTAAATTTTTACATCATAACGAAAATAGTCAATACAGCCAACGGTAAAGCTTTTGCATCTGGAGAAACAATTAATTTTTATGTATCTAAACTTGATGCTTTAAATTCTTTAAACACAACTATCACTCCACAATATACTGCAACTGCAAAGTCGGCAGTTACATTAACCAGAACAGTAACAGGAACATATTTGAGTTCTACACTCAATGTAACTTCAACTGCTGGTATTAGTGTTGGTGATTTGGTTAGTATTTCTTCTGTTAATTATCTTGGTATTGTATCATCCATATTGGATGGATCAAACATAACACTTAGTAGTGGATTAACATCTGACCTTACTAACGTCACAGCAACAATAACAAATAGAATATCCGTTAATGCTTTAGAAGTGAATGTTGATAATGGTGTTTGGTTTACCAATGGTGTATTTGTAGAAAATTATGTTTCATCCATTGTACCAGACCCACTCAATGCTTATCCTTCTTGTGTTGTTGGTTTTGAAGTTGATGAATATATTATAGATTCATTTTCGGATCCATCTTTACTTGATCCAGCAATCGGTGCATCGAACTATCAAGCACCAGGCGCTGACAGATATCAAATAAAATTATCATTAGTGACTAAGCCTTACATTAGTGACCAAGTTGTTACAAATTTAACCACAAATAAATTCATTGAATTGGTGAGAGTCAATGCTGGTAATATAGAAGATATTCATAATATTCCAATTTTTTCTGACGTTTCTGCAGCAATTGCTACGGCTGTTTCGGATATATCTGGTGATTTTATCGTTAATCCGTATAATTTGACAATTGGTAGTGCATCTAATACTACAACCAGTAATAT